GGTAAAGCAGCGCCTGCAATGAAAGTCATGCAAGATGGAGCGGCAAACCTAAGTGAAGAAGACAAAGCGGCGCTTATCCAGCAGTTCACAGGCACTAACTGAACGGCAGATAGCAAGCGCGTTTTACAATACATTTACGAGTGGAGATGGAGGGTTAGTGTATGAGTGGTTGCAAAACCAATACAATAACACATCCAGTTTTGTCCCAGGAGAGCCGGAAACAACAGCCTACAATGAAGGATGTCGGGCCGTGTTCCTGCAAATCAAAAAAAACCTGGACTACTGGGAAACCAAAGGAAAGGAATTATGAGCGAAGAAACGACTGCAACCTCGGAAGAGGTAGTCACAGAAGAAGTAGAAACAACAGAAGTTGAGTCACAAGCAGAAGAACAGGCTGACGCAACATGGCGGGATGGTTTGCCCGACGACTTGCAGGGAGTCAAAACTCTTGAGAAGTTCAAGGATGTTGATTCCCTTGCGAAAGGTTATGTGCATTTAGAAAAATATTTCGACGGCACAATAAAGATTCCCGGTGAGAACGCGACGGCAGAAGAGGTTGAGAGATACCATGCCAAGTTGGGAAGACCCGATACTCCCGACGATTACGATTTTGAAAAATCGGAAGTCCCGGACGGGATGAATTACGACGAACACATGGAAGGTGAGTTCTTAAAGAAAGCTCACGGCATGGGTTTGAACAGTAAGCAGGTGGGTGACTTGTATAGTTGGTACAGTTCACAAACCAAAGATATGTTTGTGCAGCATCAAGTCGCACAGGAAAACAATATCCAGAAAGCCGAGATAGAACTTCGGGCGGACTGGGGCAGACAGTACGAAGAGAAACTGGCAGGCATTCAAAGATTAGTGGATCAGTATGCCAGTGGTGAGGAAAAGCAATACCTGGATACATCGGGATTTGGTAATGACCCTCATGTCGCTAAGTTTCTCGATAAGATCACAAAGGATTTTGGTGAAGCGAAACACTTGGGTGATCCCAAGATCAATGCGTTTACTGATCCAGATTCTGCACAACGAGCTAAAGATTCTTTCTATAGAGATACAGAAAGTGATGATTACAAAGCGTATTTCAGCGAGACGCATCCCCGCCATAATGAGGTGGTCAAGATGCTGGATCGATGGAATAACACGATTCATGGAGATGAATAATGCCCATACACAAAGATATAAAGTGTGTGGATTGCATTCATCTCGTACCGCAGACGCAAGTCTGTATGGAATACAAGGCATCAGTCGAAGCTGAGGAGTTGCGTAACTGCTATTTTTTTAAAGAAGGCAAGTACGCAGAACCAGTGGCAGAGATTGTGCCGATCAAGAAGGGAAGAAAGAAAAAGAAACTCCCTTCCGTATTCCCAGAGGGACAACCCGCATAGGATAATTGTTTCTTACAAATTTTTAGTCCTGGTAATCCGCAAGGATCAGGCGTTTTAACGCAACCAGGAGAGTCCAAGGTTGGGCAACTCTCCGCACAATGATTTATTAACAGGAGAGTGAAATGTCTACACAAATTAATAAGGCATTCGAGACAAGTTTTTCCGACAATTTCATACACTTGGCGAGTCAAAAGCAATCCAAGTTGGGTGGGGCGGTTCGGTATGAACAAGTCAACGATGCGAAGCAGTTTATGTTTGACAGAATGGACACCGTAAACACTTGCGGCGCATAAGTCTGTATAAGGCTTATGTGGAAAATGGGGCTAATTCGGTGGAACTCCCTCGTGGACAATACCGAGCCAGCAAACGAGATTACGAAAGGCTCGTTGGGCGTGTGTGACGGTCAGGGTTGAATAAATATAATACCCATCAATGTCCCAGCCGAAAGGCATGATATGACCTGAACTTGGTGGCAACATCAAGAAGCTGGAAATAGAAAACCAGCGATAACAAATTGAAGTATGGTTCAAGCTGTCAGTCGTCACGAAGATACTCCGTTAACGGAAGTACCTTTTTCCAGACGACGCGTTACATTTAACACTTACAGGGCGGTTGATTTAATCGACAATCCTGACCGTGTGAAAATGGCAAAAGATCCAACGTCACCGACAATGAAACAATTGACGGCGGCAATGAATAGACAGAAGGACGATGTAATTATAAGCGCAGCTTTGGGAAATTCATATAGTGTCAGTTCCGCTGATGCTGCTTCTACGGTTGCACTTCCGGCGGCTCAGAAAATTGCCAACGGGTCGGCCGATTTGACATTAGCTAAATTACTTGAAGCTAAGAAGATTTTGCTAAATAACGATGTTGATCCAGGGGAAGAGCCGATGTATGTAGTGGTTGGCCCTGACCAGTTGGAAGCATTGTTGAGTGTAACCACTAATACCAGCGTGGATTTTAACAGCGTCCGGGCATTAATGAACGCAGAGCTAGACACCTGGGCGGGATTTAAGTTCATCATTTCAACACGCCTTGCAAAATCGGGCAACATTAGAAGTTGTTTTGCATGGGCGAAATCAGGAATCGGCCTTGCTATGAACGGTACTCCGAATATTCGGATCAGTGAGCGTAGTGATAAGAACTACTCGACTCAGTGTTTTGTGGAATGCTCTTTGGGCGCGACACGAATCGAAGACGAGAAAGTAGTTCAAATCGATTGCGACGAGTCCTAAGTAAGGCTAACTGAATCTTAATTTTATTTTTTAATAGGAGTATTAATCATGGGAACAGCTTATTCAACTGAACTGACCAATCTTGAGGCAACCCCTCAAGTGATGGTGAGTCCTGGTAGTGCTACTGGCAAGATTCGTGTGTGGTCTGACACGATTGCTGCTGGTACAGGGGATATCGACGATGACGATATTCTAATGATGGCGGAAATTCCGTCGAATGCAAAAATCAAGTCTATCAAGTTGTACAACGATGACTTGGATTCTGGTGGATCTCCGGCATTGGTTACTGATGTTGGAATCTATAATGGTAACGTCAAGTTTAATGACACTGATAGCAGTGCAACTGCATATGCTGCTGAAGGTGTAATTGATCGAAACTGTTACGGTACGGTAATGACCGTACTGCAAGCGGCTGTAACGGCTGGAACAGAAGTACGTTACGAAACCCTCGGTATTGAAACGGTTGGCAACTTTATGTGGGAAGATGGCGGATTGACTTCTGATCCCGGCAGAATGCTTCGCATAGCGTTGACAATCGAAACCGTTGCGGCTACCGCTGCTGGTGGTGATATTACGATGGTTGTTGAGTACATAGTCAACTAACTGATTGGGGGCAGTCCAAAAGGCTGCTCCCTTTCTTTCAAGGAATTCTTTATGGCAAGTTTTGTAGAAATTTCATCTAACGCATTACGTTTACTGGGTGACGATCCGATTACATCGTTTGGCGATGATACGGAACGCGCTCGTTTAGTGAACGCTATCTATGAAGAGATGCGTGACGAAGTAACAAGAGCAGCGGTATGGAACTGCTGTAAATCACGCCAAGTCTTAGCCGCGTTGACAGAAACGCCAGCCTTCGGTTGGGCTTATTATCATCAATTGCCTGGGGATAGTCTGCGCGTTGTTGATGTATTGTCGGGCGACACAAGGATTGATCACACGATTGAAGGCAGACGTTTAATGACAGATGTTAGTTCTGTCAATCTGATTTATTTGAAACGTGTGACAGATCCTAACGAATTTGATTCATTATTTATTTCAGCCTATACCGCAAGGATTGCCGCTGAATTGGCATTGCCGATTTCTGGTAGCAATACAGTTGCAACGGCTATGTGGACAGGCTATGACAAGAAAGTCAAGGAAGCAAGAACGATTGATTCACAGGAAGGAACGCCTGCCAACCTGGATGCACAGTCGATCATGGATGCACGAGCAGGGAGTGTTGTATAAATGGCAAAGGCCCATGCAATGTATTCGACCTTCACTACAGGGGAGGTCACTGAACGATTATCAGGCAGAGTGGATCTGGCAAAGTATAAAGATTCGCTTGCTACATTAGAAAATGGAATTGTTCTGCCGCATGGCGGAATCAAGCGAAGAGGCGGTTTGCATTATATTGCCGATGTCAAGGCTGTCGTTACTGGCTCGGAGTTGGTGACTAACGGCACGTTTACCAGCGATATATCTGGATGGACAGATAAAAAAGTGGGTAGCGGATCATCGATTGCTCATTCTACCAACTTGATGAACATTGTTTCAGTGGATACCAGTAATTATGGCTGGGCAGAGCAAAGCATCACGGTAGTCAAAGGGCAACGATATATTCTTACATTTACCATTGGCAAGGGTGCAATCAGCGTCCAAGTCGGAACAACAACGGGTGGCGAGGAAATTTATGCGTCAACGAGCATGGCAGTAGGGGATACTGTTGCGTCTGCAACTGTTGCGTCTGGCGGCTCTGGATATAGTACAGCACCATCGGTTTCTTTTTCAGGTGGGGGTGGCTCCAGTGCGGCAGCGACTGCATCTATTTCTGCGGGGGCTGTAAGTTCTATTGCTATTACTAATGCTGGATCTGGCTATACATCTGCACCAACGATTGCTTTTTCTGGTGGAGGGGGGTCTAGTGCAAGCGCTACTTCTGCACTAGCACTTGCAACACATACAATTGAGTTCACCGCAACGAGTGCCACTTCGGCGTTCATAGGATTTAAACATACGACAGGGGCAACACATACATTAGATACGGTGACATGCAAAGCGGGAACGCAAAGTGCGAAGGTAAGATTAATTCCATTTGAGTTTAGTGTTACGCAACCTTACATGTTGGAGTTTGGTAATTTATATATTCGTGTCTACAAAGATAATGGGCAGATACTTAGCGCTGGCAAACCAGTAGAGATTGCGACAACTTATACA